GCATGACTGTGATAACTTTATGCAACTATGATGAGTATAATCCTGTCAAAGGCCAGGATGAGGACATAGGTAGGGGCATAGATAACAACAAAGAAATCAGTGAGTTAAACAATGCTTTGGGCGAGCTAAGGGCAGAGCTAAGGGCAACTGCTGAAAAAATGGCTAAAAAAATGGAAGAATTGGGGCAGGCTAGGGGCAATAAGAAGAAGAAAGATAAAGAAATAGATAATAATAATCCCCCCATACCCCCCGAGGGGGAGGGGATAAATATAAAATCTCGTTCTGTTTTTGAATCTTATGTGAAATCGACTTTTGACACAGATTACTATTGGACCGAGAAAGACGCTGGATCAATGAGTAAACTTCTTAAGAAGATTAGTTTTTCCCGGAATCAGAAAGGTATGCCTGTTGATGATGATTCTCTATTGTACGCTCTTCAAAGTTTGTTATCATCAATACACGATGATTGGATATTGAAGAATTTTAGCGTAGCTATAATTAACTCAAAATATAACGAAATTGTAAATCAAGCAAGAAATGGAAACAAGGATAAGGCCGGTAACTCCGATTCCGATAGGAAAGCTGTTATCCGCACAACTGCCACCTACAACATTGATAAATGACAAGAAGAGACGAGCAGAAGTGTTTGCTGAATGCTGCCGCTTTGTTTGTCCGGGATTTAAAGTTGAAGGGGCTTTTAGAAAGATAATGAATGATATATTTCTCTATGCAGAAGGTGATTCGGGGGCTGGGAAAGGCCTTTTGCTAACAGGAGATTACGGGACCGGTAAATCAACTATAATGCAAATTCTAAATAAATACTTATGGTTTATTGGAGGACGTGATGCCGGGGATTATCCCATTGGAGGATTCAGAATTGATTCCGCCTCTTATGTTGCTACTGGGTTCTCGATGAAAGGACGGGATTATTTGGAGCTGTATACTTACAATGGTGGAATTCCTAGGACGATCTGTTTTGATGAATTAGGAAGGGAGCCCGTTCCTTCTAAGCATTTTGGCACGGAGTTGAATGTTATGCAGTATATTCTTCAATGTCGATATGAATTGAGATACGAGTGTAAAACTCATATAACGACCAATCTTTCTATAGAAGAGATTCAGGATCGATATGGTGCGTATATCGCTGATCGCATTAATGAAATGTTTAATGTAATCGAATTGAAAGGATCTTCCCGCAGATGAGAATA